TGAGCGTTTATACTGTTAACACTGACTGGTAATAATTGACCTGCTGCATTTTCAAATACAAAACTTCCGTTGCCGCTAGAACCTCCTGTGACATAAGGAACACTTTCGTCAAACAATAATCTTGCTTCTGATAAACTTCCTCTGTCTATTCCAATTCCTGCTTGAAATCCCAATGCTGCACTGATACCATCTCCAGTCTGGCCTTCATTAAGTGTAATAATATTATCTGCGATTGTAGTGACGGTAGATTCAACAGTAGTAGTGATACCTTTAACTTCTAAGTCTCCGGTTATCACTACTTTTCCTCTGTCGGTAGTATAGCCTCCAGTAGTGTCAAGTGTAATCAATCCTCCAGAAGCATCTGATGGATTGTCCACTACAATTTTATAATTGCCGTCTTTTACTCTAACTACTCTTGACATTGATTACCCTTATTAGATTGCTGTAAGAATAAGCACGTTTTCAGCAGAGTCGTTATCAACATACCAAGTATACTGGTTGTCGTCGAACCCTGTAATCTTACGTCCTGAAATTTTCTTTACAAAGACTTGAGTTCCTGAATCAGTTCCTACAAATCCACGTAGTACCATTTCGTTATTACCAATGCCCGACGACCCGTCATCATCCACAAGTTTACATACTCCTACGCCGTTAGCTTCTGAATATACTTTGAATCTACGAGCACCTTTTTGTTGTAAAATATAGCAACTGTTTGGTCCATCATCTTGCACATCTACCGCTGCTGTGCTTGAAACTTTAGCTTTGTACACTGGAATGTTATATCCTTTTTGACGATCTGTGCTTGCAGATGTAGTATCAAATCCGTGGATATTACGGCCGTCTCCTGTATCAGGGTATCCTGATGTGCTTGTTGTTGATCCTAGTGGACCGAAGTTCTTTTTACCTAGTGGTCTTCCCATTTGTTTTCTCCTTTTTAAGAAGTCCGATGCAGGTTCTAGCTGCTACGCTGTGGGTACAGCATAAGTCCGCCTCGCGGCACACTATCTGACATATGTATTTATCAAAAGAGAAAAAAGCCCGACACAGTTAAGCATCGGGCTTTATAAAAAAGTGGGTGAAGGACTTGGGTTTACCTCCAACTAAGCGCCTAGATACCTTTCATCGTTAACACTTAGAACCTTGCTCTGTCTAGTATGACAGTGTGCGTACTCCTAGTCTCCTAAGTCTACGCCGGGCACTACCCCTAACAAGTGCGCTTATCCTCTCTAGAAACAGGATTATTAGCGCCAACCCTTGTAACAACGTCTTGCTACAGTAATAATAATAACATCACTGCAACAAATGTCAACCACTTTTTTTAAAAAAGTCATAAAAAAAGGCCCCGTAGGGCCTTTTTCTTGTTGTCGTTCTAAGTTAAACTTAGCTGAATGACAAGTTCCCAGTTGTAACTGTGATCTCGTCTAGGTAGTCAGCTGCATTACCTAGTGACGATGCTGTGTTTGATAGCTCAACATAACCATAACGTGTCATGAATGATACGACTGGCTCAAATGTTGATGGATCTAGTACAACACCACTGCTCATCAATGGAATGTATGGGCAGTAGAACGCTGCTGCGTCTGATTCTGAAGTACCTTTGTACCCAACAAGAATGTTGTCATCAGATGCATATGTGTTTACATACACTTTCATTGCATTGTTCAATGTACCAACCATCTTAGTGTTAGTTGGTGCTTCGAATGTACCTTCTGTTGTACGTGCAAACGCTGAAGTAGTTGCTGACTGTAGGATTGTTAACACTGTTGGTGAAACAACTGCCCAATTACCAGCACCACGACGTGTACGCTGTGCGATACGGTTTGCTGCGCGGTTCATAAGAACTGCTAGAGCAGCATGCTCGTCGCCAACGAATGTTGCAGTACCACTTACTGCTGCCTGATCGTATGTATCAGTTGCACCAGCTAGTGTGAATAGTGAAGCAAGTACTTCTTGGTCGATTTCAGCAGTAATCTCTTGAGCAAGTGCTGCCATGATTTCTGCTTCTACGTCGATGCCGTGCTGCGACTGAGCGTCTTGTGCAGACTCAAAAGTCCAACGTGCGCTTAGTTTACGAGTCTTAGCTTCAACTGTTTGCTTCAAGATTTGAATGCTTAGTCTGTTTCCAGCTGCACCTTCTAGTGCTGCTGTTGCATCAGCTTTAGCAGTTGTAGCATTACCCGAGTATGCTTCTGCAATCTTGAATGGGCTTAGAGCCTCTTCGCCTGCTACTGCGCCGCTTGCGTCTGAGCCAGCTGTGTCCGAATAACGAACACGTAATGTGTGGATTTGACCCACAGGACCAGTCATAGGCTGAACACCTACAAGCTCGTTTGCAATGACTGTTGGCATTACACGACGAATAACTGGAAGAATAACACGGTTAAGTGTTGCGATATTACCGGCAGAGGTAGCACCAGCTGTAGCAGTCTCTGCGAGATACGAGCGAGTATTCTCTAGAGTAGTTGCCATAACAGATTTCTTTGTGCCTTGTAGGCCTTCAAGTAGAGCTGTTTTGGTGTCCTGCCAGCGACTTTCTAGTAGTTCTGACATAATTATCTCCTTTTATAATCCAGCTAGACGTTTAATGTCAACGACATTGTGTTCGTCTGCTGTTCTACTAACGTTAGTTTGTGACTGTGTGTCACGGTTGCCTGTTACTTCTTTTGCCTCTGATAATACTGCCTTCTTTGCCGGTGTCTTACCATCGATAACTGATGGTAGATACTTATCAAACGCAGACTGTAGTCTGTTTGTTTGAACCGATTCAAGTAAATCTGTCATGATTTCTTTTTGGTCCTTGCTTAGAGGACTTACAAGATTACTCATAACTTCTTTGCGTTCTGCTAATGCTTTCATTTTACCAATTTCTGCATCTTTGCTTTCTGCAAGTTGTTTTTTCTTAGCCGCTTCTGCTTTTGCTTCTGTAAGTTGCTTGTCTTTTAGAGCAACAACTTTCATTAGTTTAGCAGTTTCTGATTTCTCATTTAAGTGGCTAGTTGAATATTCGTTCGCAAATGCTTCGAATAGCTTGCGACCGAAGTCGTTTCTACGTGCTTCTTCGATATCTTCTTTAAGTGCAGTAATTTCACTTGTGAGTGTCTTACTGACAATATCTGATACCTTGTTAGCACTTGTTTCGACAAAGGATTTTTTAACCTCTGCGAATTTTGATTTTGCTTCTTTAACAAGTTTAACTTTTGTTTCTGCAAGATCTTTTTTATCTTCGTGGAACTCAGCAATTTCTTTAGCTAGTGCATCTACAACAAAGTTCTCTAGCATGCCAAACTTGTCAGCAATTGCTTTTTGATCTTCGTGTAGTTCTGAAATTTCTTTTGCAAGAGACTCTGCAACAAAACGCTTCATTAGATCAGCATTTTCACGCATTGCAATGGCATACTTTGCCTTTGCTTCTGCAAGTTGCTTTCTATCATCTGCAAATTCTGCAATTTCTTCTGCAAGACGCTCTGAAAGCATAGCATCGATAGCTTCAACCATAGTTGACTTATCGTGCTCGTACTTTTGTGCAAATTCTTCGCGAAGCTCAGCTGTGACAGCTTGCTTATTCTCGAGGATTTTTGCATTCCAAGCCTCTTCAATTTCCGCACGAACATCTTCTGAAACAACATCGTTCTCGAAAAGTGTTTTTAGTGCATCCAACATAGTGTTCTCCTTTTTATTGGAGTCGACTGATTATATTAATCAGCGATTCTTTTAAATATTTTTGTGCCTTAGGGTCTTCTTTTGTTGCCTGTGCTAATTCGTATGCCTTGTATCCTCCACGAGCATTCATTAAGTGTTCGTAAATTGGTGTAGGATATGCACCAGGGGCGCTAGGCTGAGCCACTACGTCCACGGTGATAATTTCAAAATCAGAGACAGTATTACTGCCGTCTTCTGATACATTTCCGCTACCACGCGATGAAACACCTAGCTTAACTCCGCTTTCAAGCATTGTTTTAACTAAGGTGCCCATCGGTGTAGGTAGGATTTTCATCTTTCCATAACCATTAGCATCGTCCATCCACATTTCTGTAATCATGTGCGATACTCTATCTAGGTTAACATTAAGTCCATCTGGATGATCAACTTCGCCGAGAACACTATAACCTCCGCTAATTTGATCGTTGAGAGTTTTGACAGCCCTGCCAATTTCATTTACAGGGTACACACGCTGGTTAGCGTTGCGTACTCCGCCTTGTATACAAATACCTTTCATATACAAGTCTTTTCCTTCGTTGGCATTCTCAACTACAATCCTTGCAGCATCAAATGTCAAATGCTCTCTTAAAAAGTTGTTCATTCAAACTTTCCTCTTTATACTGCTTACTTTGCTCTTTTTGGAGCACCGTTTAGTGGTGATCCTGCGCTTTTGTCAGCAGTCTCTGGCTTGCCCTTTTTCTCAGCGCCGTGGCCAGGTTGTGACTTCATTGATTTTGAAGCCTTTCCACCAGGTACATTTACGTTCCCGTGTGAATCTTCTTTAGTATTTGGAGCAGCTAGACCACCTTGTGTGCCGCCTGTTCCGCCGTCACCGCCTGCTGTAATATTAGACGCTGTTCCGCCCATATCGTTTTTACCAGCTACAGTTGACTTTGTGTTTGCACCATTGTCGCCCATTTTAGCATTGACTTTTTCTACATACTCACGCATTTCTTCTGCGTTAGATTTTTTCATTTTCTTTTTGCCTTCTTCGACGTTGTCTTCAAATGATTCCATTTCGTTGTCATCATCTTCGCCTTCGTCGTCCATGTCCATGTCGTCTCCGCCCATATCCATGTCGCCGTCTTCGTCTTCTTCGCCTTCGTCGTCACCGGCCATCATTTTTTCAAATTCAGCTTTTAGATCTTGTAGTGCATCTTCTAGGTCTTCAACACGGTCGTCTAGATCTTCGTCATCGCCGTCCATGTCCATACCGTCTTCGTCGCCCATCTCTGGCTCCATAGCACCCATCATGTCGTCTGCTGGGTCACCGCCCATCATGTCCATCGGATCTGCTTCTACTTCAAACTCGTCTAGATCGAAGTCTTCAGACATTTCTTCGTCTTCGTCTTCATCTTCATCTTTTGATTCGTCAACTTCTTCATCATCTGACTCATCTACTTCTTCGTCAGAAGCTTCGTCAACTTCTTCGTCTTCTAAATCTGCTTCTAATAGTGATTCATAAATGTCACGTGATTTTTCAACCACGATCTCGTGGAATAGCTCTTCCGCACCGTCACGATCTTCGTTGACTAGGCGCTCAAGCATTTCTTCAAACTTATTGCGTGTTGCCATTACTTTTCTCCTATAAATGTTGTACCTATGGTAAGGCTGTCAGTTGTATTTAACATACTGCGAGAAAAGTACGTAGAAATAGGCCAAAAACGGCGTATTTTTTAACAGTTGCCAGAAAAGTCGAAAATTCTTTGAAAATTTTCTACTGTTATTGTATTAAAGTTGTCAAATTTATTTAGTTCGTCAGGCTGATAATTATCAGGTGCTATAACTCTAATGTAGTGAGTTTGTTTATGTTCTTGAATAACACTTTTAGTTTGACGCAACCAATTTCCAAAAAAAGTAGCACCATCTAATGACTTTTTATAGTTAGGTGTATCAGCATACATGTTATTAAAACGCTTTCCATTTTCTAGACCTTGATAATCAAATCCTAAAATGTAAATTGTTTTATATCCATGCTGACTTGCTAGCCATAATGCTGTAGGACCACTGCTCCAACCTTTTGAAGGATTGAAATAATTGAATCCTTGCATGCGTTGGTATGCTTTGTTTGGATT